AATCAAGCAATCCTTTTTCATCTATAACATCACGAATCTTGTCAACCGTGTCATCGTCAACCGTGTTTCCAGTTTGCTCGATGAGATCCTTAATCATCTGCGAGTGAGCTTGCAAAGTCGGTGTCTCTGGCTTTGGCTCGCTCATATCGTTTGACTCACGCTTTAGATCTACAAGAATGTCGTTTGTGTTAACACCTTGTAGTTGAAGTGCGTCACGGATTGCCTCTACTGGAACCTCGGTTGTAATATCACCAAAGTTTAGAAGCGCAGCGCCAGAGCCGTCTGTAATTCCTTCAAGCATCTGCATGATGAGATCTGATGTCTCGTAGTCAGCAGCTATGTCAGGCGCGTTGTCAGTGTAGCCATTTTCGTCAGGCGTTGGCTGAGACGGAATGTACACGCTTGGGTCTGGGATGTAATAGTCAGGGTTTTCAAAGTCAATAGGAAGATTTTCTATAAGAGATCCTGGAAGCTTTACAACAGACGTTGTCTTTTGGTTTGCAATTGAAGGCTCATCGTCTGGAGTTGCATCTTTGATCTGACGAATCTCAGCAGTAATGTCATCTACAAGCTTTGCTTCCTCAGGAGAAGGTGTTCCACCCTGAGCATCAATAAGCTTTGCTAGGTTCTTGTTGTCTCCAGTTACAGAGTCGTATACGTTCGCAAGAACACGGTTAGGGTCGACTCCTGCATGCCATAGAGCATTGAACAATGACTCTGCAGGTACGAACTCTGCGCCTGCATTAAACTCTAATTGACCAGCACCAGACGGACGACCGAGGTTGACCTGTGCAATCTCTGTGTCAACGTCAACCTCTGATGGAGCGTCTAGCTCGTCGTCATCACCAACGTTTGCATTAAGAATATCGGCAACAGCCGCGTCAGAAGAGTTTCCAATAACTGCCTCAGAGAACGCAGAGATAAGATCTTGAACTGCGAACTTAGTTGCAAGACGCTCTGGGTCGTCTGTAAAGTCTGTGCTTCGCTCGTCTACACGACCTTGAACGTCGTAGTCTGCCGTATTGAACTTAAAAGCTCCATTTGGAACTTCAAAATCAGAAAATAGTCCAGGAGCAGAAGGATCAGAAGGAGACACTGGCTTTATAGGTGTTCCACCTGAGGGAGGAGCTGGAGGCTCTTCATTTGGTGTATTATCAACAGACGCGATTGGCTCTAACGAGCGACCACGGTTTTCTTCTTCTGCCTTAATCCAACGCGGGATATCTGCATCAGCTTCAGCCCAGGAGTCATACTTCTTGTCATAGGCTGCAAATGTTCCGTCACGGTAGAACTCTGCTTCAGCAAAGACAGGGTTTCCATTGTCATCTGCAATTATTTTCCTATACTGAATAGAAGGAAGTCCTTCTTCAGCATATACGATGTCTGCGCCGATAGCTCTGCGCTGGATATCAGCTGCCCTACCTGGCTTAACAACGCCTTCCCAGCCGTCAGGAACTGTATTTCCATTTTGATCAACGCCACTCTTAACAAGCTCTTCAAGCTTGTCAAACTCTGCGTTGTGCACTGTTCTAGCATCTAGGCGAGCTTTAACTTGTTCTTGTTGCGCAGAAGAGTCTTGGCCCTTAACTGCATCGTACGCTGCCTGATCTCCATTAGCAAGATCGTTTATATCAGCCCAGCTTGCAGCTTCTCCAACCTTGTCGCCAAGTGAACCGTCTTCTTTTTGACGGAAGAGAGTATACTCGCCGTCCGTTACCTTTGCAGTGTAGTTATCATCAGATGTAAATGTGTTCTCGTCTTGCTTTGTCCAACCTGTTGGCGCATCGCGACGAGTAGACATAAGATCAACCTGTGAAGGAATTCCTACCATTGATTGATCTGGTGCAGCGCCTGGAGTTACTCCAGCCTTTTCTAAAGCTTCAGTTGGAATACGTGCAGAGTATGTCTCTACGTTTTGAGGTTGAACTGCATAGATACCATCTGGGAGATTTGCATCTCCTGAAACTTGGATAAGACCTGCAGGGCGTGGATTTTCTCCTGCCCTAGGTACACTTACACCTACATAAACACCAGACGCAGAGCCTACTCCGCCTCCTGCCATACGGTAGCGGAAGTTTGCACCGCGTCCCATTTCAACCCAGCGGCCTTTCTTGTCGCGCCACTGTAAAGCTACACGAGCTCTACGAGCAGCAGAAGAGTTACCCTGTGAGAAAGCTGCAATGATTGGAGCTGGGTCAAGCTTAAAGTATCCAGGGACGTTTTCCTTAGTAACACTTAAACGCATGAATGCATGCTCGCGCTCTAGTGAACCTGGCTCTGCAGAGAACGCAGCTGCAACTAGCGGGCGCGCGTTATGCGAAACGTCTGGGTCAGACGCGAGCCATTGTGAATACTTGAAGCGGTATTCTTCAGGTGTGAGCGACGCATTGAGCGCCGACAAAGGATTCCCCTGAGGCAATAGGTCTGTATGATTAGTCGTATTTGCACTAAACGTTTTTTGTGCGCTGGAGATAAATACCGATACCTCACGGAGAACACCAAAGTCACGAGACTCGTCTGACAGAGTAGATAGATCTGCAAGCGCGCGTTCCATAACGATAAGCGCAGAGCGTGGAGTGATCTGGCGCTCTTGTAGCGCATTAGCGTTTGCCTCATTAACAAGAGATAGAACACGCTGGCGAAGTGTAAGAACAGGGATGTAGTTACTGTCCTTTTTCTTCTTAGCTGCACTGCGCTCTAATGAACGCTGGATCTTCTTGTTGATTGGCGATTCCATTAGGCTTATCCCTTACGCTTTTTTGGAAGTAAATCTGCGTCCTTTGATTCATATAGCTTTGTCGCAAGTGTATATGCTCGCTCGAAAGGAACGTCTCCGTCGCGAACACCGCGTAGCCATGCACCGCGAAGAGCTGGGATTGCCTCGTAGCCAAGACCTGTGTACTCGGCCATAGAGTAAATAGCATGCTCTGGTGAGCCGTATTCATCTGCGGACTTAAGTGCGATCTGTAAAAGCTCGTGCTGTAGAACAGATGCCTCACCGCGACTTGACTTTGGATGCGCCTTAGGCAAAAGATCGTTGTCCTGCTTGTAATTTGGATTTGCAGGAGAGCCTGAGCGCAAAAGCTTTAGGAACGCGTTAACGCGAGCCATTGCCCACTGATCACGAGTCTTACCTGGTCTGTGTGAGCTTGAGAACGCGCCTGAGCCTCTACGGTAGACAGCCTTTAACATTGGAAGTGTCGCCTTACGCCCAGGCTTTGCATCCTTGTTGTGCTCTGCTACTTTATTGCGAAGAGCTGTTTCTGTCTTTGCAGAGAAAACAATTTTCTTAGATCCAGCTGCAGACCCTGGCTTATTTTTCTTTGAGCCGTAGATGCGGTCCTTCTTTGGAGCCTTACGTGAGCTTGCTGCAGTAATAGGTCCACCGACTGCCCACGCGTTACATGTACGAGATGCGGCGCACTTAAAGTCTAATGCTTCGCAGTACCCAAGCTCTGCCTGGTCGATTGCTGAGTCAGCGTCTGTAGAGCTAGAGTCGCCTTGCTCTAGTCCAGAGGAAATGCAATCAAGCATCTTTGGAGTGCGAACAAAGAATACGCAGTTCCCGCAGACGCTTGTCTTTGCTTCTTCAGGAGTTGTATCCCACTTGTCAGCTTTCTCTTGCCAAAATTCTTCGTTAGGCTCTTTAGGATTCAACGGGCCGTAGCCAACGTTGTCAATAGCGTTTTGACGATTCTTTAGATTTAATTGAATGTCCTGTGTTGCAGGTGGGCACTCGTCTGCATCATCTGCTGCAAACTCCGAGTCATCGGATGCATCTACAGGAACACAGTTAGGAACCATATCTCCGTTCTTGCCCTTCTTCATTCCTACTTGCTTGTATCCGTCCCAGCACGGACTCTTTCCTGCAAACTCAGAAGAGTCGTAAGAATCTAAAAGATCAACTGAAGCTGTGATCTGGTCGTCTTCAACCTTAACTACGCCGTCAGGGATAACCGCAAAGCGGCACTTGCCGTCGTCTTCAATTGGCTGTGCGATAATCTTGCAAACGCCAGGACCTTCGTACAAGACACAGTTGATGCACTTAACACCGATGTCCTTGACATCGTTCTCTTCTGGAGGAGTATATCCTGCCCAGATACCTGTACGGTCTTCGTTAAACTTTCCGTACTTCTCTGCGATCTCTAAAAGCGCCTTAGCAAGATCCTGCTCCTCGGCAACGATAATGCCAGCGGCTGCCATTGCCTCGTCACGCTCTTCTTGGTACGAGAACATCGGGTCATACTCTTCATCTGCGATGTCCATGGAGATGTGGCACTGCGGACATGGGCAATCTTCACCGCATAGGCAATAGCCGTTATCGCATCCCGGGCATACGCATCCGACAGGCCCGCATAGAGGGCAACCGTCGTTATCATTCATAAGCTGCTCAACAACAGGAGTGTCTCCTGCGTCTAAGAGTTCAACAGCTTCAGATTTTCCCAGCATATCTGCTTCAGTTGGTGATAGGAACGCGGCTAGCTGCCAACGCCACTTCTTTTGCATATCAATTCGTCCACCGATGAAGTCTGCGACACCTTGCTCATTTGCCGCTGTTGCAAGCTGGAAGCAATTGTCAAGAGACATGATCATAATGTTGTTTGCTGCATATAAATCTTGAACCATCATCATTGCGTCTGTGCCGCAGTCCATGTCGTCCATCTGGCTGAGGTTCATAAGATCCTCAAGACGATAAGGAGCCATCGCTCCAAGCTTACGCATGTTCTCCGCTAGAGGATCAAACATAGAGTAAACGTCCTCGTAGATTTCCTGGAAGAACTCGTGGAACTGGCTGAAGTCACGTCCCATAACGTTCCAGTGATGTCCCTGAGCCTTAAAGTACAAGTGGACTGCGTTGCCTAATGTATCGGCAAGACACTCTACAACCTCAGGCTTTTCTACGCGCATGTTGGCGTGGTTCATTTACTGTGCTCCTTCTTGTGGCTCTTGTAAAGCTGGTGGCAATTCTTCTTCTGCAGGTGTTGCTTCTGGAGATGCTGCCTGCTCTAAGATCTGTTGAATCTCAGGAGGTACAGGCGCTACGGAGCTTGCCTGCTGTGCGTCGCGGACCGCGTTCATAACCTCAGGCGCGATTGCGTCAAGCATTGCCTGGGTGAACTCCGGAGAGATCGTTCCCTTATCAGCAAGAAGACGAATTGCGATTTCCTTTGCGTCCGGTGCGTCTGCAGCGGAGAAGCCGTGAGCGCGTCGCCATGTCTCGTAGGAAACTGCCATACGGTCAAATCCTGAATCAGCATCTGCTGCACGGTCATTACGTGTAGCAACCTGTGATGGGTCATACCAAACAACGATGCGCTTAACCTCGGCCTCGTCAAAGCCTGCAGCGATAAGCGCTGGTCGTAGGTAGACGACAGTTAATGCATCTGCGATGAGAAGCATCAACGGCTCGATGTGTGCCTTGTACAACGCTTCGTCAATTTGTAGCGCGTTGGAGTACTTAACGTTTGCTAGACCAGTTACGACATCCTTAGGAACGTCAAGTCCCTGGAGGATACGCTCAAGCACGCGATCTGCACGTTGTGCAAGTGCAGGGTCAAACGAGCGCTCAAACTTAAACTGCTTAATTTTGTCGCCAAGCTCTGCAGGTCCACGAATAATCAACGGCACAACCGCGGATGCTGAATCCTCGTCACGAATAGGAGTCGTCATCGCGTCCATGAGCTGATCCTCAAACTCGTCCGCAGCTTCCTCGGCTGTAATGCCAGGGTTTAACTCGTTCTCGTCGTCATATGGATAGTCTGGGTCTGCGCTAGCGGCAACAGAAAGTCCGTCTGGCAAGTAAAGGGCACCAGCGTTTAGACGTGAGCGCGCGGTTGCGCGAAACGTTCTGTTGAGGAGAAGAAGTTCAGAGCAAAGATCAAGGATACCCTTAATTGAAGAGTCAGCCTCTTCGGAGTAGCGTGGGTGAGCTCTCCAGATGCGTCCAACGAAAGCCGTGTTAGGAAGTCTGTATCCCTGTGTAGGACCAGATGAGCCAGACGATAGAACGTCACGACGTGGAACAATTGTGTATTGGTTCTTTGCGTCAAGTTGTAACTCGTCTGTTGAGCGAATGTCCCATGACTCTTTAACGCCTGAGCCTTTACGCTCTGGGAACTGGACGAGGTAGCATTCACCTGTAACGGATAAGTTCAATGCCGCGTCCCGCAAAAGCCCAGCTTGTCCGCCGTACGCGGAGTCTAAGCGTGCTAATGCGCGTTCTGCGGCGGCCGCAAGATTTGGGTCAATGACATCACTGTCCCGAGCAGATACTGGATTCTCCGCAGGATTGTCAACAGCCGCAGCGTATAAACGAATACGCGATACGACGGACGCGACAAGATTAAACGCGTACTTAACTTCGCCGATGGCGTCGTAGTACTCCCAGGCTTCATGTTGCCAGTCGGTAGATCCGCCTTTGCGACGTTGCTTAAACTTTTCAACTTCACCCTTATCGTCCAACTTCATTTGAACAGCCGCGGCAGTAATAGGACGAGGTGCAGAGTACGGCGCTGCTTGATAAGCGCCAGGAATAGGAGCAGGAGTTATAGCTGCTCTCTTTGGGTTACGAGGAGCGCTCGCGGTGATACGACGAGATCTAGAGGTAGGACGGTTGTTAGTGTTGTCGTCCTTAGAGAAAAGTGCCACTCTAAATTACTCCTCGTCGTTGATTAACGGAGTGCATGAACTAATCGTCCAGGCGCGCAGTTATGAGTCCAGCTATAGCGGACAGGGCAAATATACACCCGATTAGGATAGTCATACTTGGAAAAAACGCATACGAGAACACTACTGGGAGCGCGACCCATAGCGAGACGCACCAGGAGCAGGTGAAGAAATACGCGATCTGGGAGTTAGCCGTAGTCTTCATCCAAACCCAGTCACGGACAGGAGTAAAAATTTCATCTATAACGATGAGCCGTGTTAGGCGGTAAACAAATAGCGAGAGGATAATCACGTGCGCGACGGGCATGCGTTCAATCATGTATGTGTCTAGGTTCATTCGGTTGGGTCCTTTACTGAGTCCATGGTTTTATAAGGGCTCCAAGATCTCAATCTGCTGCCGCAAGTTGAGCAACCTTGGGTCTTACGAAACGCTATGATTTTCCCTGACTCTGTTAGTGCCTGGGAATCCTGTGTTTTGTCGCCAGACCAGTTTAGGCTGGTTAAGCGCTCGGAGAAGATAAGTCGTGGTCCAGAGTGATGATCACCTGCGACCATAAGAATGTCCGTGCCGTCGTCCTTAGTCATAATCACGACGCGAACGCGCTCGAGGAACTTGTTGCCGCTAGGCACATCCGCGAGGTTAGTCGTCACCGTGGTGAAATCCTCAACAACGCCGGGAGCGATGGCAACTATAGTTGCGGGGAACAGGTCGTGTTTTACCTTCATTGTGAGTTGGCCCTGTCTACTCTACGTTTCATCGCGCGATAGGTAACTCCTGAAGCACGGGCTAGCTCAGATACGGTAACACCTTTTAGATAAAGTTCTCCTGCGATGACAGTTAGCTGGGTATTCGCGGTGAAAGAAGCAGACCCTGGATTTGTGCGGGCGCGATAGCGTCGTGCCAGCGGTGATAAGCGGGCGATTTGAAGTTGCTGATCTACAGGAATCCCAGGTGACGGTGGACGTTTACGTCTCAACTTTTGCTTAGGCTTTGGAGGCGTAGGGGTCGCGGTGACGAAAACGCACTCGGGCGTATCCTTGATAACCCAGGAGCGTACGGTTGAGCGACGCCGTGGAGGGTCAAACGCGTCGGCAATAGACTGAAGGGTCCAGCCTGCATCATTGAGGTCTTTTACCCGACGCCATAGTTGCTCCTTGGAGAGGGAGGCTAGAAGTTCGGCCTCGCTCTTTGGGAGTTCGGGTGTATGCGCCATGAGAATACTGTATCACCTTCGAGGACGAATGTGTACAAAAAGCGCTTATAGTATTGTGTACAAACGGAGCAGAAACAGTGCCTTTTGGTTAAAATGGCTTTGGCGTGAGAAAGGGTTATGTATAGTTTGAGACACTTTCAAAAACGTCTCCAACTATTTTTTCATCTTCTGTGCGAGATTTATAAAATGATAAAAAAAGACTGGCCAATGCCTAAGCACTGACCAGCCTTCCTTTGTTTAAGAGTTTATAGTACTACTTGTACGTTGTGATCTCCTTCAAAGATCTTAGTCAACGTTGTAGCATCAACAGATCCAGTTACATCCAAGCCTTTGCTTGCTTGGAAGTTCTTGATAGCAGCTACAGTCTCATCACCTAGCCAACCATCCTTGTCAGCGTCAGCGTCCTTGAAACCAAGTTCAATGAGGCGACGTTGTAGATGATGGACAGATAGAGATTTGCGAGCATATACATTTTTGTAAATGCAATTTGCTAGGAGGACCTCGTCGACGCCATTGCCACTGACAGACTGGTTAGCCTTAGGCGTGTGTGCCTTAGGCTCCTCGACATGTACAGGTTCAGGCACAACCTCAGGGATTACCTCAGGCTCAGGTGCAGGTGTAGGTTCAACGATAACCTCAGGCTCAACGATTGGAGCAGGTGCCTTAACGACAGGTGCCTCATCGATGACCGCAGGTTCGATGTGTTCAGTATTTAATTCGTCCATGGTGTAATAGTATCCGTATCCTAGGACTTTGACTTTGTTGGGAATTCAGTGTACCACTTGGTCACCGCAGGCTCGATCGAATCGCCGTCGTATGCATTAGGACCTAGACCCCATGAGCCCCAGTCCTTACCACCCGCTGTCATGTAGTAGGCAGCCTTAGCATTTGCTACAGGGTCAAATAAATCGGTAACCTTTACGATACCAATCTTGTCCTGGAACTTAGCTAATCTGTCAACACCTAGTCCGCCGATCATGTTGATTTGGAATAGGCCGTATGAGTTATCGCCGGTGTTGGCGTTCTTGTTGTGAGCAACAGGGCGCCCACGAGACTCACGCATGACAACTGCCCATGCTGTTTTAAGAGCCTTGCCTTCAAACCCTGCCGCAGTTAATACTTCTATTAACTCGTAAGGGTCCAGTTGTTTTGCATTCTCTAGGATTGCAAGCTTGATAACTTGCTCAACCTCTGCTAAATGCAATGGTGCTGCTTGCGTTACAGGCTCAACCGCGTTGCTCGAAAGAGCTGTGATTGAAGCTATACCGATTGTGATTGCCGTAATATAGGCTACGGTCGACATTGCAATTCCACGTAGTGTAAGCAACGCTAGTTCGCCTCCTTAGGTCGGGGATGGGACAACCCAGTGATAACTGCTCACTGAGCTTCTTGCTACCGATACGCTCCTCAAGCTTTCGCTTGTCCTCTACCGCTTGCGTATGGCCGGAGATAAGAAGGGATGACATAGTCGTATCCTTTCGTCTCTCCGTAATTGGCTTTATTGCTAGGCGTAACTATACCACGCCGAAAAGCAAAACAGGCACTATTAGGCGCCCGTTAGCTATTTTTTATCTTCTTGATTAAATTGATGGTTGCGTAGATCAGCTTGACAATCAGGCGACCGAAGATGATAGTGAACGTAAAGTCATCTGACTTCTCTAATCTCCTTGAACGTCGAGTACTCTTTTGCACCGCGTAAATAATCGGGCTGTCGTGTACTAGTCCGCGTAGTGGCATTATCACCACCTCCTCTCCTGTTGATGGCTTAATTATATCGCCATTTTCAGGAAAAGTAAACCCCTCCCCAGGGCGAACCCAGGGAGGGACTACGTTTATACCGTTTGAGCTAGGCACGCCCATGCCACCGCGGATAACCCTAGGGCTAGGACCAAAGTGCCTCTATCCGGGGATAGAAGGCTCACGAGTACGGCAATGAAGGATAGGACCGCAGCGATTACCGCAGGCCAAATGAGGCTTTGCAGCCTCAGCATAAGTCTGTCCAGCATTACTTAGTCTTTCGGGTCTTGCCCTTGAGTCGATCTGACGTGTTGCGGATGTCTGTACCAGACTCGGCGATAAGCTTGCGAGCCTTGCCGTAGGTAATACCTAGTGCCTGAGCTACCTCATCTACAGACTTCCCGTCTGAGTAAAGCTGAGCTGCCTGGTTTGGAGTTACTGTTGATGTTGTCATTGCTTTCCTTTCGTAGGTTTACTTTTGAGCAAAAACGTGACTGCTCAAGATTTTGTGCCCTTTTGAGGCTTTGGTGGAGTTTTTCCATGTTTGTCGCAGAGGGCTCTCCCACCCCACGGGCCACGAGGTTTTATGTTGTTGTCGCAGTCACTACCGTAGCCAGCCGCATCACACTTGATCTTTGTACCTCGAGTGAAGTTGTTGACGAGCGAGACGATTGCCCGCTTGATTACAGAGTCATTAACTACGAATCCATTTTCTTGATGACAGGACCAGCAGAGATACTCGTTCCTGCGATGTGATGGATCTCTGACAGCGTTGTCAGCTCCACACTTGTCGCAAGGCGTAGCTCTCTTTATTAGTCTTGTTTTATCTCTGTAATGTTCAGCACAGAGAAGGCTGTCGTTTAGCTCATACACAAGTACGTTGGATTCCTGACATACGGAACACGTGTCATAGACATAGATGTGTTCTCGTTGGCTTGTACCTTGTGTCATTATTCCTCCGTATTTGTCGTTGGTAGAACTATAATCCTTTTTCCTTTACTTGTACACTTACTTTCTAGGCTGAACTACTCCTAGAAGAGCTACCTGCTTGTGGGCAGCCGCAAGGTTGAAGAAGCGCTCTGCACGGTCATCGTAGACCGAGGCGATAAGTATTGAAGGAGTGACGAAGGCAACTACACCTGTGACCATCGCTAGAAATCCGATAAGTGTAGGTGAGGTTGCGAAGATACCAATCATGGCGATTGACCATAGACCAGCGATTACCTTAAGCGCGAATGAGACTCGGCGAGCTTGGAATCCCTTACGGCGATACTCTTTTACTGTTGACATGTTCTTGTCCTTTCGTCATTGGGTTGTACAAGATAATTATAACAGGTAAATCAGGAAGATGTAGGTTTATCCTAAGATAAAAGCAATTGCCACTGCGATTGCCACTCCTACGAAGGCACCAACAGGTCCCGCAACGTCTGCGTACTCGTCTAGCCAATCGATTACCGCTGTGAATGGGTTCATTTTCTTTCCTTCCGTCGTTGTTAGGATAATTATATCAGGAAGGTTGGGAAAATGTAACTATCTAACCTTAAAGGTGTTTCTAATATTTGGGATCTTTCGGCCCGCAGGTGACTTGGCGGTAATCCGCCCTCCCACGAATCCCGCAGGCGGCTTAATGAGTAACGCAGTAAGGGCGTGGACCAACGCGTCAACGCGGTCAGGGGATTTGCCTTCGCCTGGAATCCACGAAGTCATCTGGGACTCTAGGTCCGCTAGGTAGCCAACGTGGTGGACGCGGTCCTGTTCGTAAGCCAAGGTAATAGGCTCAGCGCGAAGTGCCTTGCCGTGCTTGGAGTGGACCTCAAGAACCTTTACAGATGGGTCAATTGTGTTAATGGCGTTTCTTACCAAGGCACCACCTTGGTTTACTTCGGCTACGACAGGGCAACCCCATTTACGAGCCATGGCAACTACACGGTTAGCCCACACATCCGGTGAGCCTAAGATTGAAGCATCCTCAAGCACCCAGCTCTGACGCTTGTAAAGATCTCTGTCGGCTGTTGATGAAACAACAACGATTCCGCATTCATCTCGAGGATTCTCGGCAACCGATGGGTCGACGCCGATTACACGCAACGGTGCGTTCATCGCTGTCATTTGGCGAGTCCTGTCAATAAGCTCTACAGTCCAGAGAGCTCCTTCAACGTCTGAAAGCATCTCACCGTAAAGCTCTTGTGCAGCTAGACGAGTTCCTTCGTACACTCCGAGGATTCCGTCCATGTAAGCTTGTGAAAGGTTTCCTGTGTTGTCCATGGTTGAACCTTTTGTAATGATTACCTTGCCAGGATTCGCATCAGCCTCACGAAGTAGCTCATAAAGAAGCGGTACACGTTTTGGAGTAGTGGTAACCATAATTTTTGGATTCTTACCAAGACGAGTGCCAATACGCAAGTTCTCAAACGCCGTAAGCCCAGCTCCATCTGGAGTCTGACGCCAAGCGGCAACCTCATCTCCCCAAGCGTGTGTGAACTGAGGACCACGAAGAGAATCTGGTTCATCAGCTGTGAAGCATGTTGCCGTATTTCCATTAGGCCAAGTTAGTCTTCGCTTTGACGGCTCGTACAACGGACGCTCACTTGGAGGTGTAACGTTAATGATTCCTGATTCACCTTCAACGATAACGTCACGTACGTCAGCAGCTGTACGAGCTACCAACGCGAAACGGCGTTGACCGGTATTTGTATGTTTAGCTTCTTCACGCACCCACTCGGCTGCCGTACGAGTTTTACCAGCACCGCGACCTGCAAGGTACATCCAGATATTCCACTCATCGCCTTCAGGACGTTGCTGTTCGGGACGTCCCCAAAACGACCAGTCCCATTGAAGAGCCTCAGGGTCTAGACCTGCTAGAACCTGAGCCTTCTCTTCGTCGGACATGGCCGCAATGAGCTGTGCTAGACTTTTTCCCATGTGTACTATAGTACCTTATAAAAGGAAATGTTATACGGTGATGTGGTTGTAAATCTCAGATACAACAGTTGCCCAGACTTTAGGAGTATGGGTAAGAGGTTGATAGCCTCCGGCTCCTCCAATAAGTACTCGCCCCTTTGCATGCTTGTTAGCGATGTCCGCAACGATACGAGCTGCTGCTCTGTATCCAGGATAATCAAACGTTAACGAAGATAAAGGATCTGAATGATGTGCATCAGCTCCGGTAGCCAGAAGGACTACATCTGGCTGAAACTCATCAGCTAGGATTTCTATCTCCTTCATAGCATCTAAGAAGTCTACGTCTCCAGCTTCGCTACTCAACGGCCAATTGTAAGCTCCATTTTCTGGCTCGCTTGCAAGACCAGTGCCTGGGAAGATTCCATCCTCGTGAATACTTGCCGTAACTATATTTGGGTATGCCCGCAGGATGTTTTCTACGCCATCGCCATGATGCGCATCCCAGTCGATGTACATAGGCTTAAGCCCAGCAGCCGAAAATAGCTTAGCGACTAACGCCATGTCATTGAATACACAAAAACCAGACGAGTGGTCGTACTGCGCGTGGTGCTTAGCTCCCTGCGGATTAAACGCAACCTTTGCTTCGCCGCTAAGAATCTTTTCGTATAGACGAATAGTCCCTGCAGCCATTTCGAGAGCTACGTCACCTAAATGCTGCTGGTCTGGGTACCATTCACCGCAATGACCTTGGTCAAGAACCTTAGAAATGTACTCATCGCTGAGAACATGATTTAGCAGATCTCTATCAGATTCAGATGCAGCTGGATCTACCATTACTGGATCTAGTTTTTCAAGAAGCTCTACCGCAAGCTTAGCTCGCATTGGATTTGTCGGATGGCTACCATCGCCAGCTCCTAGCTGCCAATCTAGGTAGATGTCATCGTAAGCAATATGAAGTTTACTCATCGTTATCATCTACTAGCGCAAGTAGAAATTCTTCGAACTCTTTGTTAATCAAAACGTAGCGACTACGCTTTTGACGTAGAAGGTTAATTGCATCTTCTGGCTTGTATCCCATTTTGATTAGAGCCAAGGCAGCAGTCAGACCAGAACGATTTAACCCGGCCTGGCAACGAATTAAAACCTTATTGCCGTTTTGAACTTGGTCAACCGCGTATGAAGCAGCGCGATGCAAAGCTTTCATATCAATGTGAGAGATATCAGAATCGTAGAATCCGAAACGTAGTTCCTCAACCATCCAGTCAACTGGATTCGCCCATGCGTAAAGCGTGACAACCGCATCGAACTCATCCTTGGTGATGTTACGGCTTGTGTGAATGTTTGCAGAGTCTTCGATTGTGTCATCGTCATCTGTACCACCAACCCATAGGTTAGGCAAGATCTCACTCCACAGTGGGAAGTCCCAGTCAGCGATTTCATGAGCTGGTGCGTAGCCTGTTTCGATGTTAACTATCTTTGCCATGTTGTTTCTCGTCTCTTTGTCATTTGTCATTTAATAATACTATTATAACAGGATAAGTTACCTGTCAGTAACTTACTCTTCTTGTATAAACGTGTGAATGTTACCGCCAGAGTAGATGTCATGCTTGATAGCAATTTCTACTGCACGATAAACAATCTTCTCAGCTTCCTTTGCGCTCTTACACTTTTGATAGTTAAGAGCTTCAAGAACGCCGAGAGCTAGATCCGAACCGCTACCTGAATGATAAACGTTTCGTTCTTCTCTGTCCCAGGAGTAATCTTCGTAAATTGGGTAAAGAACTCCGTGTATTGAAACAATGAACTCTGAATCGTGAGCCGCAGCTTCACCATCAGCCTTCATGTCGTATCCGGACTCGATAAAAACCTTACGCATAGACGGAATAAATGTTTTCGTCATGAATACGTCAAGGTCTTGTCCAGGTTTAGGCTTAGGAGCTCTCCAACCAAATTGAAGTATGTTTGAGCCGCGTCCTGCACCGGAACCAGCAATGAGAATACCATTGTTCTCTACAACTTTATGAGTAGCCATTTCTAAGTAGCGACCGCTTTCGTCTGACGAACGCGAATCACAACCGATGACAGACCAGCCATCACCTTGGATAGCCACAAGTGTAGTCATAGATTCCTTCTCCCATAGGACGCCTATCCAGGCGCTAGGTAAACTGTATCCTAAGCGCCTGGACTACGTCTTACTTTACGAGATCAATTATAGCCACAGGAACCGTAATGTTGGAAGATTCAACTCTGCCTGTTACTGGGTTTACGTGGGCAAACCTTCCAACGGGTGTCTCCAGTCTTACAGTGACCTTCTTCTGTTTCATCCCTGTGATGGTTGCCTTCTGGCCAACCATGTAGCGAGTTGCAGTTAGATCATTGAAGACTACCGTGTCACCGATGTTAAAGTCCGCAAGAGTACGCGAAGTACGTGAGGCTTTTAGGCGTGCGTCTACCGCTTCCTTTATCTTAATCAAATCAGAATCAAATGTTCCTGATTCGATTTCAGATGTAAGTTCTCCGATATTCATGTTCGTCCTTTCCGTCGTTGTTATAGTACTATTATAACAGGTTTGGTCAGGAAAGTAAAATCAGGGTTAAGCGTCAATCTCCGCGCGGAAGTAACCGATACCTTGCTCAGCCTGAGCTAGGTCTTCTACCCAAGGTAGACGCTTGCGCTCCGCGTCCAAGAACGAGCTAGCGTAAAGAACTGCCTCACGCTTTGCAGGTCCAAGAGACTTGAATGCTCCTCGGCGTGCTTCGCCAGTCGCAAGGTCCTTAACCTCTACTAACCAGGCAGCGTTTGGTGCCTTGCTCTTATGCAATGTTGCTACTATCATTGGTGTCCTTTCGACATTGTTAGGTAGGCAGTTTAATGACGTACCCAGGTCGTTCTGTAGCGGATTGGAATACACTACAGAAATCTATTAAGCGTCTTCGTACAACTTTGAGCGAAGAGCTTCTTCGTACTGGTCACCGCGCCAAGAGTTAGATCCGAAATGGATGTCTTCCTCGATGAGCTTGTCTAAACTCAAGACCGCAGTGTATCCTTCGGCCTCGAACATGATGACAAGCTTTACGTCTGACTGTTCAGGGTCGTCAACGAGAGCTACAGTGAACGGCATTCCAGCTACACCATTGCGATGATGAGAAGAGTCGATTATTTGTAATTTGTCGGCGTTCACTTCTTTCTGTCCCATTCTGGTCGTCTCTTCGAAATCTCGTACTTCGAAGAATCTAGCTCGTGCTTCTTGAGCCAATCCTTTGCAGTGTCTTCGTCAATGAACTGTCCCATCCAGGTTCCAGCCTCATCGAATACGTTAACTAAATCATACAAGTCGCTCATAGTAAAACCGCTCTGTTCTTCTCCTTGATTGGAGTATAGGCTTTACTCTTTGCAGTTACAGGCTGAATATACCCGTAGCGAGCTAGACGGAATCGAATAGCTCCATGGGTAACACCGATGCACTTAGCTAATCGGTAGAGGGTTACACCTTCAACCGAATGAGCGTGCCATAATAAAGCTGTATATTCCTCTCCAGCTGCACGATGCTCTGGTTGGTCCCAGCGGACTTGCTGCGCGAATGGTTTAAGTTCTAGTAATCGTTTTAATGTGACTTCACTTGGGACTACAGGTGTAGTGTCTGGTACCTCTACTTCCTTTGTCTCTAACTCTGGGACTGGGAAGTTGCCAGGGTTAGACAGCACGTAAACAAGAAGAGATGGTGAAGCCTTAGCTTCGATTTGACGAATACGCTCGCGTGTAACTCCTAATGCGCCAGCGATTGCCTGAAGAGTCCAACCCTTCATGCGAAGAGCTTTTACGTAAGCTGCACGAGTAGGCAGATCATCAACAATGTTGACAGCAGCGGTAGCAATGAACGGCAAGGTTTGATGTTGCGTAACTGCTATCTGCTTTTTAATTCTTGGTCGTTTTTCCATTTGTGTTCCTAATCTATTGAAAGTGGGTCGCAAGCTGGGAGCGTGTGTGTTCGCCAGTCGTACAAAATTTGTTCGAGTATAGCTGAGTACTCATCATCGGGAAGTGACGCTATAACTTCTTGAGCAAGAGACACAAATCGCAAGCTCTCAGATTGGTTTGCTTGGTGGTTAGACTCAAGGCTACCGCACGTGCCGCAGTATTCTTCCAGCATTATGCACTCAATGGGAGTTGACTTTTGATGCGAGACTGAAGGTCTGACACCATGTGGGCGAGGTGATGGAATCCGTGGTCTTGACTAGATGCTTTCTCTTTGCCAAGCGCACGAAGAATAATTTCAATGTCCTTGTCGGTAAGTTCAATGTTCATTTTAGTTCCTTCCGTCGTTGATAAGTTAATTATATCTTACTTGTTCCAATAAGTACAGCCATCTTGACTTTTTCTGCTGCATCCTTGTTAAATCCACCGATGTTGTACTCCACGATTTCATCCATCTCAGGGACTCCATCGTCGTAGCGCTTCCAGTCATAGATTGTGACGACTGTTCCATCGCTGAATCTGTGAGTCCATTCAACGGTAACTTTTTCGCCTGGGTAGTAAAAAGTTGGTTCACCGAATACTGAGTTAAGCTCACGCATGGTGGTTGTGACATACCCTTGTAGTGATGTTCCGTTTGCAATGTCGCTCATTTTCTTTTCCTTTCGTCGTTGTGTCGTTATGGTTTAATTATAACATGTTTACTTGTCAAAGTAAACAAGCTCGATGAATTCGTTTGCCCAACCGGTAAGTCCTGCTTCCATCTTGTTTTTGTGATGACCGCAGAAGAACAGTTCACCTGAGGGTCCTACAACTTTCCACATCGCTTGAGCAGTCTGGCAAGAGTCGCAAGGGACCCAACCATGTGACTCGGTAGGTGTCTCTTCAACTACATCTTCGGTAATGGTCGACTCCACGTCTACTCCTTTAGTTAAGTTAATCATACTTGGTTTATAGACTGGTGTGTTGCGAGTTGTACCAACCTTCGCGGGAGTTTTCCTCACCACATTTGATGCACACCCACTCTGCAAACCATACTACGGTGTCATGCGCCCAGTCTTCAATTGTTGGAACCTCATAGCATGCGTCACACTCGTCATTGCCGCAGTTGAGTTCCTGTATGCTCTCACTCTCGAGTGAGCCCGCAATCTGTGGTTCAAACCCGGAGACTCCTGGTGGGTAGTTGCTTGACATTTTGTATCCTTCCGTCGTTTGTCTTTAATTTTAGAACGATGAAGGCGCCGTATTGTTTCCGACCCTTGCAAGTTGAAGTCGTTCAGGTGACCAGCGGCTGGCCCTTCATCGTTATGGTTTAATTATAACATGTATCTATTACAAAGTACAACACATAAAAGAATGAGACTGGTCGCACCATTCCGGGATACGACCAGCCTCAAACATGTGGACAGACTTTCACGCACGAAGGCTTTGAGTCGCGCTTCACTTTTTGCGCAGTACCTGACGTAGATCTTGCTATCAGGTTTTACTCCGAACTTTCCTAAGTTAGTTTTGTTCCGGTCTTTGTCCTGAACCAAGCTACCCCTACCCGCGGTGCCGTGTCAGCTTATCGGGAGTAGTGTCCCCATGGGATACCCTTACGCTCCAAGATTCAGTAAGTCCAAACCTAAGTATTAAGTTGTTAGTCCTATTAT